AGGGAGAGTGACCATGAAAATCAAAGTTGAAACAACTATTGTTCTCACTGACGATCAAATTGCAATGATCAGATATGTAAAACAACCTGACGAAACAGTGCGTGATTATGTCAAATCAATGGGCGCTTCTTATGCACACGGTTGTTTAGATGGGTTGGAAAATGATTACAATAGTTACAAAGATGATGAAGACTACGAAAAAAATCGATAATACAGCCTAGTCAGTGCATCCCGGTAGTTGCGTTTGACTATTCTAGGATCATTCAGCCCTAGTATGTGAGCCAGCTTTGTCCATCTAGGGCCACGATCCCTGCCAACGGCGCTATGCGCCACAGCCATAATCAATCTTCTATCATCCTCTGCAAGCTGCATAATCATGCCATGCGCCTTGTCCATAGCATCAATCTGATCCCCGGTTGGCCTAAGCCTGACCTCACCAAGCTGCGTCCAGCCATAGCCATGCCAATCCATAGGATAGTCAGGCCATGATGCCTGTTTTTGAACCCTGATTGCGCGTGGCAAGCGGCGCTCAGTAACGGCCATATCAAGAAACAGCGTGTGCAGCTCAGCTATGTCCATTGGCTATTCCTCGCAAGTGCTTTTCAGTGGCGTTGACCCAGTCGAGCAATTGAACTGAATCCATATGACTAATTGCTTTTAAGGTGTCGGTGTATCTATCGGCTGACATCAGTGGTCTGATGCGTCTAAGCGCGCGATCCTTCCTAAATTGCAATGGATTGTTTTGTGCTTTATCCTTTGCTGCACAATAGTTTGCGTTGGTGTTCTTCACGACACCAGACAACATCTCGCGTATTTCTCTTGATCTGTCCTGTTGACAGCCTTGATCTGGTAGTTTACTGCTGTCAGTATAATCGAACGAAGTGAGTACAGGATTATCCTGATTGGTTTTATCAATAAAGTTTTGTGGGTTAGGCACGACAGGATTAGCCTGTACAGGATATTCATGACGAGGCTTGAAATCTTTAAAGCTCATTCCGATTCGCCTTCCAATGCTGCCGCGATAAACGCATAGTTTGCTGCATCAATCGCATGATCTTCATCAAACCCTGCATTCCATCTACACAGCTTCATCTCAATCAGCATTCTAGCCGTCTGTGCCGGGCTTAGCGTCACCCCGGCTACCATTGACCATCTGACCGCCAACTCGCTGTACAGCGGCTTGTATGGGCCAAGCTTGGTTGCCCGGCTCTCCAGTATCTGTGCCGCTGCTTTCGCTAGCTTTTGCGGCTTGTCTCCAGCATCGGTCATTTGCACACACCAGCTTGCCGCTTGCTAAAATCACCCATGTGCCGTTTGCTATCCAATGCATTTGATGACACGACACGCAGCGTTCTGTCCTGTTGTCCTTGTGTTGTCGGCTCTTCTTCTTCTTTGCCACGCCACATCTCCATGATTTGCTGCGCCATTTGGTTAATCACATAGCCTTCTGTCAGTACGCCATGGCCCTCGTATTGCGTCACAGCCCATGGCTTGATGCCCCAAGCTTCAGCAATCATAAAAAGGCCCATGCCTTCTGTTACAGACCAGCCGTAGTGTTCTTGCGCCATGGCAATAGCTTCATCGTGCGTCATCACAGCCACCCTACTTTCGGCGGCATGGTGTTGTGGTTTTCCCAAACCAGCCAGCAATATGCTGTCGTGCCAGACCCGGTGGCCTCTTCATCGCCGCGCCATATCGTTAATCGCTTGCTAAACACCCACACCCAGCGTGGTGGATGATGCTTGAACAGCATGTCATAGCGCTTGCTGCCCTCAAGAAACGGCAAGCGCACAAGCCACGCATGCTTTCGCACACTAAGATTGATCGCGTGTAGGATGAATTGATCAGCCAGCCGGTACGGTGGATTAGTCACCAAGCTGTCGCATGGCCGCTCTGTGGTCATTAAAAAATCTATGCCGGTATCACAGCCGTAGCCGTAGTCGTTTAGATCAGACGCAATCGGAATATAGTCTGATGCCTCTAATACTTTGCAGATGGCGCCGTCCCCGGCTGCTGGCTCCCAAACATGCTGATCGAACTGCTCAACAGCTAACAGCGCATTGGTTGCCGCTGGCGGTGTCGGGTAAAAATCATCCTTCTGACGCATCGATCTCATCCTGTGTCAGCCTACGATATCCCCGGTATTCACACTCATCACATCCACGCAGATCACCGTTGAATGGTACGCAATGTTCGCACTCTGCCATGATCTCAAAGCCAATCTCCGGGTGGCGTAATACTTCTATAAACTCAGCCACCCTGCACCTCGCAGAGCTGGCGCACTATTGCTGCCTTGCTTGTTTCGCGCAGCTTCAACAATGGTTTCAAGTAAGCCTCAACTTGGCTGAGGCGCTTGGCAACGAACACATAGGTGCCAGTGCAGCGCAGCTTTTCATGTATGTCTTTTTGATTGTCGCTCAGCTTGCCGCCTTTTGGCCGCTTCAGCTCAATCATTATTGGGCCTCTTGCAGCCGGGTCATGCCAGCCATGGTCACAAACAAACAGCTCTAAGTCAGGCCAGCCCCATTTCGTGCCAGCAGATTTCAGCCGCATCTTGTAAGCAATGTGGCGCTTGCCCTCATTCGGCGAGTGATGGAACACGCTGCCCATGGGCAATGACGCATCAAGCCATTGCACCACATAGTTTTGCAACTGATCCTCAGTCATCCATCATGCCGACTTGATAAAAGCTGTTTGGCTGTACCGCACCGTCGCTAATGACTAAAATGGCGTTCATGAACTTTTGAGCTGGTATTTTGTAGTCACGATGACTATGCGGCAAGCACCAGCGCCGGGCTACAGTCGCATGCGAAGCCCCGGTCAGCTTGGCTAGATCAACATAGCTCCAGCCCTTTTGTTTCCTAAATGCATCAAGTTTCATGCCATCAGTGATAATACAGTTGACACTGTATGTCTATAGGCACTATACCATTTGTTGAGTGACATTTAGTGTTAAGGTGAATAACATGATCGACATGCCAAATAATCTGAACAAAATGATTGAGAAATCTGGTCTGCAAAAAAAGGTTGTTGCGGAGCGCAAAGGCGTAACGCCAGAAACGCTATCCCGGCACATCCATGAGCGTGTGCCAATGACACTGGTGGATGCGCGGGAATACGCCGATATTCTAGGTTGTGCGGCCTATGAAGTAATTTTTGAAACCCAAGGCACACCGATTGTCGGTCATTGTCATCTACATAAAGATGGTTCAATCTCAAGAAAATTACATTGGGATGTAGAAAACACAACACCAGACGAGGTTGCGCTCAACAAACTAGATTGGGCTTACAGCCACACGCACTTGCCCTATCGATCAGCCATTATTGACTGGTCAATGGACAAAAAATACACAGGACAATGGGCATACTGGGGCAAAGCGCACGAATACGTTATGCTTGACCCAATTTTAGAGCATTTTGTCCACGAAGAGTGTTACGGCAAACAATCGTACTGTTATCTGAAAAACCCATGGACTTGTGACAAGGGCATAAAGTGGCATTTTGTTTCTGGCATGGTCTATCCAGAACCGGGCGGTGTTTTTCAAATTATAAATTTCGATTTAGACTGGCATTTGAAAGAACAAGAGCTGGTGTTTGCAACCCCTATTATAACCATCAGCCTACGCCAAAGATTGCGCGGCGTTTTGGTTGTTGATAGCAAAAGACAGGACATAGTAATTAAGTAGCTTGACATAAAATGTCTTGTCAGTTTACAGTCCTCTTCACAGTTGTGGAGAGGATTTTTTTATGTCGTTTTCTGAGTTCAAACAAGCAGCGCCTGATGTCATAGCTAAGCGCGCGGCAACACAGATAGCGTATTATCATCACTCCAACCCATCGAACCCTGATGGATTTACATTTTTCAATAAAGTTATTGTGCGGCCAGAGCTAGACGCTGCAAAGCAAAACGCTGAGACATCGGCTGAAGCCAAGCGGCTTGTTGATTTGCATGGCGTGTACATCGACAGCCGGGGCAAGCAGCAGAGCGGTGACAAGCCAATCCTGATAGGTGGCCGGGCTGTGGAAAACTATTGCACAGACATACTGGTTAATGACTGTAGCCCGGCTGATGCATTCAAAGATGCTTTGAATGAGCTGCATAGTTATCATGGCGGCTCATGGCGCGATGCTGATAAAGACAAGCGAGAGATCGAACACAAGGTCACCCCACGCTATACAGCGGATGGCAGCGCACCAAAGAAAGGCGCTGACGGCATGCTCACAGAATTTGAGCTTGTGTGTAACAACGCATTGGATGGGCTGCGCGAGGCTACGGCTGGCGCGAATCGGATTACCGGGCAGCAGAAGCTGAAAGGCAAGTTCGATGACGTAACGCTGCCATATCTGGGATACGCAGACTATCAAGGCGGCGGCGTTGAGTTAAAAACAAAATGGGACAAGGGCGCTGGCACTGACAAGCCAGCCGCTAGCAGCTTGCCAAAAGAGATTATGTGGGGCCACCTCACCCAGATTGCCGGGTACTGGCATCTGACTGATGTGTGGCCGTCCATCGTCTATGCCAACCGGCTTGGCTACAGAGTATTCAAACCAACACTAGAACAGCTACAAGCTGGCGTTGCAGCCATCAGAGAGGCGTGTATGCGCCGTGAACGGCTGCTTGCTGCCGCATCTAGCCCGGAAGAGCTACTGCGCCTCTGTGACCCACAGTGGGATCACATGTATGTGTGGCGCGATCTACCACCGGCCATCTTAGAACGCGCCCACAAAATCTGGAGATCATAATGTTTGATTGGTTTTTTTACAAAAAATCCAACACAGAAATTGAGACAGAACTGCGCCGCATCCGGCACTTGCTTGAGGCGATGCACCGGGATGCTCATGATCGCGGCGTTCTGCAAAACGAAATCAAAACTGCAATCGAAGGGAAGCAACATGATGACAAATCTGTTTGATATAGCACCACCGCATCAAAGCCACAGCCCGACAAGCGCTGCATCCGCTGAGGCGATCAAGCCAAAGTTTGGCAAAAACATGGTCAAAGCGCTGCAAGCTATCATATTGCTTGACGGTGCGACTGATGAAGAAGGCTGCAACAAATCCGGCATGACCGGCAATAGCTATCGCCCGGCGCGTGTAAAACTAGAAGAGCTGGGCTTAGTGTGGAAGACAAACGCAACGCGCAAGACAGCGTCCGGGCGGAACGCAGCTATCTACATGCCTACAATGTTAGGCAAGATGGAGCTGCCGCATGACTAACCAAAGCGCTGTGAATGCAGCTATTGCAGAGGCCATGGCAGAAATAAAGACTGTGTCGAAAAACGAAAGTAACGCACACGGCAACTATAATTTTGCATCAATTGATGGCTTTCTTGGCGGTTGTCGTGATGCTTGTTCCAAACACGGTTTGCACCCAGAGATGAGTGTCATCAATTACGAGCAATACCCCGGCACTAACAACAAAATGTGGGCAACCTACACATATGAGGTGTGCATGTGTCACAAATCTGGTGAGGGAACAAAGCCAGTGGTGACTGTCGTGGCTCTGCCAGTGACCGGCGCACAGACCAGCGGCAGCGCGCAATCTTATGCATTGAAGCAATATCTGCGTGGCTTGTTCTTAATACAGACCGGCGAGGCAGATGACCCTGATTACAATGAGCCGCCAGAGCTGGAGCAACCGCCATTCGATTGGGATGGATGGGCGAATGAACGCTTAGTCGAACTCAAAAACATCAACAGATTCGACATGCTTGAAGAATTTGAAAAGATGCACGGCAGCAAATTTGCTGAAGCGCAAACACAGAACCCAGAAATCTACGCCACACTAGGCGCAGCTTACCAAGCAAAACAAAAGGAGCTAGAACATGGCCGGGAAACCAACATTTAAAAACAATGACGCGCAGCTAGAATGCATTTGTGATGCGTCAGGCAAGCCTAAAAAGCTGAAGCTTGCAAGCTGGGTCAACCCGAAAAAAGATTCGGCATATGATGACGAAAAACTGAGAGCGTGTGATCAGATCAGAGATCTTGTCATTAAACATAACTTGCAGTTTCGCGTAGTGTTCAAAGAAGCTGTTGACGATGACTATAATAACGACAGGGATCTTGGCGCTGTAAACATATTTGCAAACACGCCATATGTCGCGCCAGAAGACCGGCAAGCAGCCCCGGCTGCTGCACCACAAGGCGGTGGCTTTGGGAGCTTTGGCAAATGAAGGCTGGGCCAGCTCTCATTGACACACGCACGGCTGCTATCGCGCTATTTGGCCGCTGGACAGGCGGCACTAAAGATGCCGTCTACAGAATGATAGAGCGTAATGACATTGCGGCAGTGCGTGATGGGCGCAAGTATTGGATACCGGCTGCTGAGATCGACCGCATACGAAACATGAAAGTCAATGAAGCGTAAGCGTGTTTTTGTCAGTATCGATAGTCGCAGTGACGAATCAATCGAAAGATCACAGCGTGATCAAGATCGGCGCGATAGGCTTGCTTGGCAAAAAGCAACTGAGCATCTCGCTGATGATGCTTTTGCAGATGATGATGAACATGCAATCGCTGATGATGTTGGGCAATATCTGCCGTTAGATTCGATTCACATCAGAAATAAATGAGGGGCTTGCGCCCCTCAAATTCCCATGGCAGCGGCTGTCGCGCTACTTACTTGCTTTTGCTTTTCTTCATTCTTCACATAATGACCATACTGCCGGTATGTGAATGCGGTGTTAGCGTGGCCCATGAGTGCAGCCACCTCGCCCCAATCCTCACCCAGTGAGCTGATCTGGACACTAGCAAAGAAATGTCTGAAGTCACCCCACAGCATTAGCGGTACACCAGCGCGCTTGCAGATACGAGCCATAATCTCAGCAAACTTGCGCTTAATCTGCACATTGCCAACCTCGTTTGCAAACACAAAATCATTATTAGCAGAGTGCTTCGATGACACTTTTAGCTGGCGCAAAATAGCGATGACCTCTGCTGGCACTGGCACGATGCGTCTACCGCGCTTTGTTTTTGTGTCACCGACAGTTGGCTGATTGCCATGTTTGACAGCGCTGTCGATCTTAACAGTGCAATCTTCAAAGTTTACGTTAGCCCATGGCAGTGACCTCAGCTCACCCTGACGCATTCCTGATGCGATAGCAGTCAACACCATGGCTTTGGTCAACAAGCTCTCATCATCCAGCGTTGCAACAATCGCTTGTATGTTTTCTGGCTGGATGCGTGGCGCTCTGTCGGATACCTCTGATGACATGCCAAGCGATAGCTTATCTAATGGGTTGACCATGCCCCAGCCTTTTGTGACTGCATAGTTGAACAACATTTTTAGACATTTGATGCGCTTTTCAGCAGTTGCTTTTGATTTACCTTCAGCCTTTATGCCTTTAATTAAAGCCCGGCCAACCTCATCACGGTTCTGTTGCTGCATCAATGCGTTGATATTATGCTTGCCGACAACTTTGCCATCGATCTTGATGCCAAGACAATATCTCACAGACCTTACAATTTCATAATAATGTGACTGACTGATATAACCGTCATCTTTGCGGTCTTCTTGCCCAGCAATGAATTTTTTAGCTGCATCTCCTGTCAATGTCACTACCATTGGCGCAACGATAATGTCGTTGTTGAAGTTGTTGACGGCCTCGACCATTGCGATTGTGGCATCGTCTTTCGACTTGAAAGATAGTTTCTTGCCACCAATCGGGCGCGCGTCATATGTCCACACCCCGGGGCGGTCTTTGCGCTCGTAAACCTTCAAGCTTGTGACTACTTTTTTAGGCATTTGATGCTCCCTTTTTTGATACCTTACGAATCATTTATGACACAAGATGTCAAACAGTGCAACAAAAACGTACCCAAAAGCGTACCCAAACGCAAAAAAAACCCCCGGCCAATCAAGGCTGGGGGCGTTTAATTTATTGATTTATATTGATAAAAGGCTTGGCATCCCGTAGGGGATTCGAACCCCTGTTGCCGCCGTGAAAGGGTGGTTATTAGGGGTAATACCGTTGGTTTTCTGCGGTTTTAAGTGGGTACAAACTGCCACAAACTGCTGTGGACTGCTGTAAAAGCGTACCCAAAACGTACCCAATTATGCGTAGTCTTTTTTCTTTTTCTTTTCCGCAAACCCACCCTGCTTGTTGCTCATCTTGCTGTACACTTTTGAGTCAATCGTACTCTTTTTCTTTGACCGGCTGGTGCCAGCTTTTTTCCGCATGTTCATATTGTGATATAGTGAGTGTCCCATGGCTTTGTCCTTTCTAACAATCCCACTTCCTCAGTGCTTTATTAATTCTGCTGTTTGGATCTCGCGCAGTCTTAGCTGATGTCAGCTTTGCCTTCATGCCTTTCATGCGGCCACAAAAACTTGCGCGCCGCGCTTTTGCCTTTGGTGATTTCTTCGCTTGCTTTGCACTAACCGGCGGCTTGAGGTTGTGACCTTGCGCTTTTGCTGATGCCCGGCCAGCCGCATTCAATCCACCAGATTTTGATTGCCCCTCTTTGCGTTGCCACGCCGGGGTCTTTGGCGCTTTTCTCATCCAATCAAACCGTGCCGGTAGCCGTTGGCCCGGTCATAAGTCAATACTTCTTTGCGCGGCTCATGGACATACGAACAGTGAACCCAACCGGTGTTGCCCCCGGTGTAGCATTCTAAAATAAGTTGATCGAACTCTAGGTTATCTTGTATCCACTCAGCCAGCTCCATATTGCTGATGCCCGGCACCTCAAAATCAGCAGCTTGCCCTTTCGCGTGTTGCGATTTTATTGTGCTTCCTACAGCCAGACAAAGTTCCGGGCAGCGATACCCAGAGCTGACAGTAAACGGCACACCGTAATGATCACGCACCGGCTGCAAGATGTTTTCACACAGCTTGACCATGTTCTCTCTAGCTGTAGTGTCCGGGGTATTGTCGATACCTTTGCGCTCCGCTGTCTGGCTTTTGACCATCTCAGCTAGGCTGAAGTTTGCTGATAGTTTCATTATTTTTTCCTAAACTTGTCTATGCCTTTTATGCCAAGCGCACTGGTGCAAACCAGAAACACCAGATATTGATACCATTCGGGCAGCTCGTTTAGCCGGTCGAAGCCAGCCTTCACGACATCTTCCATGCCCGGCACAAAAACTAAACACACCGGCACAAGCACGACTATTGTGACTGCTTCATCACGCCAAGAATTTTGCGTAGACTGCGCCATGATTTTTTCCCACTCAGCCACGCTTGTCGCTGAGCTGACTAAAACTTTAGCCTTTGCCTCTGCCTCTGCTTTTGCAACCGCGCCTTTAGCTTTGCTTTGCTCTACACGGTTTTCTAAAAAAGACCCTGCCAGCGAGGCTATAGGACCGATTAATGCCTGTATCATTCGTCCTCAACAATCTCCAAGATTTCGCCAGCTTGGATGCGAACTCGTAGCTGTTTACAAGACCACTTCTTGTCGAAATCTGTGGTGTGTCCAACATTGCGTTTTATTTTGCGTCTTATGTTCAAGCACTCTGAAAGGTTCTGGTATGGGGTATACTCAACTCGTTCATCGCCTATCATCAGCAGTAAGACAAAACTAAGTTCAATCATGGTTCGTTAGCTTTTCGATATTGTCTTCGATTTTTGTCAGCCGCCGATCATAAAACTCTAGCACTAACTTTTGCTGTTGATCGTGCGGAGCGTTACCACTTTCTATATTTTGAGCCAGCTTTTCTAATTCACTAGCCAGATGCTCAATCATCATAAATTGTTCGCTATCGGCTGGTAGACTGCCCATTTCACCGCGAGGCCACTTGATGCGGAACTCGGTGTTCATCCCCAAATCTGTCTCCATTAAGATAAGTTTGTTCTCAATGGTGTTGAGCCTTTCGATAACCCCAAAATATGCCCATGTGCCAAGTGTTGCAGCCGCAATCAACGCAATAAGATTGCGGATTGGCATCGCCAATTCTGTGTTTTCGTTCAGCTTCGGCATTAGCTACATTTATCTGTATTAACGAAAAACACTTCATTCATTTGCGCGACATCCAAGCGCTAGTTCCCATGTAAGCGCCGACAATACCAGCGCCTGATATGTAAAATAGATTGCTGATATCACTCAATGCTGTGACTCGTTCCAGCGGCACAAAAAACATGGCCGCTGTAAAAACGCCCATGGCAATAAGTGTGAAACGAGCCATGCGTAACTGAGCCAGATGCTTCCGCAATTCTGTTTCTGTTTTCTTAATATCTTTTATGTGTGACAGCTCTTCGTCACTAACGATGCCATCACCATCTTCATCGTACTCTGCAAACTTGCTTTGCTTTTGCAGCTTCTTTTGCGTCATAGGATAATCACCTCAGCTCGGCTTTGCGCTACAGAAATAAACAAAATGACAAAAAGCGTTACGGCTACAGCTATGATCGCACCGGCGATTGCCGCGCTCTTAATCGCGCTTTCAAGTTCAGCAGCTTTTCGGGCTTTCTGTTTGGCTTCAGCCGCCGCAGCTTCCTTGGCGGCACGCTCAGCCGCCGTTTTCTTTTGGATGATCTCATTCCACGCCTCAACACCGAAACGCATTTGAATCATTGTCCGAACTTCTGCCATCATTTCTGCATGAAGCCGATTTTCTATCACAGAGCTGGCAGCATCCTTGAACCCATCAAGCGCACCAACTTTCGCGGCAGCATTGCGTTTTTGTTGATGCTGTTTGTCTGCTAAAAAAACTTGATCAAGAAAACCGGCAATGTCTTTGACATCGTTCGCTGTGCCGATAGCGCTTTTCATTCCAGACACAGCAGATTTAAGCAGCGCAGCTCCAGCTAGCGCCGTGGTGAGAGGCTCCATCATATGTCTCTATTTTAGATGCGGTCTGCTAGTAACAGCAGAATGATTGCGGCTGCTTGGGCTATAAGGATATGCTCCACTCGCTTAATCCGCGTGATCGATTCAAGCCACCTCTCATCGGTCACGGCGATATGCTTTTCAAGCTCAACATGGATTGATTGCAAGGTTGGTTTAGCCATCAGCCAGCGATTTCCATGATTTCTATATGACTGAAATTCACGTTTTCATGTAGTTCGTTGACTGCTATTGCATGTGGGCCAGAGGTGTCATAAGACCGAAATTGCACTTTGATGGTTTTTGATGCTGTGGAAGTATTTGTATAAAACCAACAGGGCGAAGTTGTTTGTCTCTCTGAGTTACTAAAAGATGAATTTTGTACGTCTACATCAAAGAACATATAGTGATTAGTTGGGTCGCCTAACGACACGTTATCAACTACACATCTAAAAGAACCTTCACCACTTATGTGAAACACTGCTGAAATTCTCAACACGCTATTGGAACTTTTTGGAGTATAGTTGATAGTTGCAGTGTCACTAAAAGTTGCAGTTCCCTGTAGGTCGTTTTTGGTTGTGTAATAAGATTTTGCATGTCCAATTACAGACCCACTCGGGAGACTGCTTGATTGTAATCGTATTAATCCCATATCAGTCCCCCTATTGCGCTGGTGCTACCCGTTCAAACATTACGCTTGTTCTAGTCACTGTGCTGTGTCCATGCACATATGAATCAGTGTCCATAGATGTTGCCCGAAACTTGACTTTCACATTTGAGACATCAGTTACATTGATAAAAGCTGAACCAGTTGCTGAACCATTTGTGCTGCCAGTATCACCACCATCAATCGATGCAATTTGATTGAAAGCGTTGTTGTCTGTCGTGACATGGATTTGTCCAGTCATAATATCAGAAGCATCTGACCTAGTGGCAAACTGAAAAGTTACTTTATACAAACCAGTTTGAGGAAACGTGAATATCCCAGAAGAAACAGCCATCGAAGAAACCCTGCCAGTACCAGTCCATGCAACTTGTCCCCAAGCTGTAAGGTCGCTATCTCCATTGGTTGTGTGATTGGCGTTGAGATACCATTGATCGAAAACGTATGAGGCGTTCATATCAACACGCCCAGTGCTATCAATCGACAACGCTGTAATGCTGTTGGTTGGGTCTTGAAGCGTCGAGACTTTAAGTATGCTTGTCATATCTAACTACCCCACTAAATAACCACTAAACTGAGTGCCTGTAATAGATAAGTTATAACTAGTGTCACTTTGCATGTAATACCACGGTGCGACTACATAACTAGCTGGCAATTCGATGGTTATTGAAGTTTGCAATGATTGGAAATTTGGAGCAGGTGCGCCCTCAATTCTATAAGACGAATTAAACAAATCAGATGCGGTTTCCAAAGTTGAAGCGTGATTTGACAACAGTATTATAAGAAATCCAGTACCAACTGAATCAATCCGTTGACTTAAATTAAAATGATAAACACCCGAGACAGGCGTCGTAAACACACCAGATGACACATTGCCACCAATATCAAAAACCTCATTGTCAAAATTCAACCTGTTGTAACCAGTTGCGTCTAATCCTGTTTGACTGCTTGACCACCTTACCATAAACGCTGGTCTTGCAGGAGTAGTAACACGACCACTGCTGTCTACTGTAAGTGCAGTGGTTCCGCTGGTTGAGTGACCGATCTGGTCTACGTTTAAAGTTGACATAATCAGTTACCCCCCTATTTCTGTTGCGCTGATAAATGAGATGCCACGCTCATATGCGGTGTTATCAGTATCTCCGACTGTTCTGTTGATAAACAAGGTGTCATTATCCTGTGTGACAACTCCACACTTGTATGTGATTTGAGATGTTGTTGATGGGCTGTCAAAATAATCATATCTTCCAATAAGGGGCGTAGACTGGTCATCTGGAGCATCGTATGTTCTCGTTAAAGAGCTTATTCCAACATTACGACTTCCAGCCGCTGAATGTGCAAGTTTGGTAGTATCTCTGAAGAAAAATAACGTGTTGTTATAACTGTTTCCGTCATCAGCTAATTCACCGAAAATATGTGCTTGAAGGTGAATTACACTTAAAGTGCTTGCTGGTGTAATGTTGACTGTCAAATCTGTTATTACAGTATTAGTGTTTGCTGTTAGCGACACTGAGTTCGTGCCAGTAAACTGAGTGTACTGCATCTGAATAATACCGCCTTGAGGCATCACAATCTTGTTGCCAGCGGTTTTCGGAGCAAGTTCGTTGACTAGTAATTTAGACAATGGTCATCTCCCCAACTACTGTAAGTACGACGCTGTTATCAATCGTAAACGTACCTGCGACCATGGCTCGTTCTGATGATGCTATGGTTGTGTTCGTAGTTAATGTGCCTGTGTTGATACGGATGCCATTACGCATTAAGTTTCCAGACAATTTACTAGCTGTGATTGTTCCATCGCTAACAGAACCCACATCAAA